ATGAAAAAAAACACAGATGATGGAGCTAAAATTTACACACCACTCACACTAAAACTTTATGACTGGTGGGTTTTGAGTGTATCAAATCGGCTTGCATGGGGATGTCCTACAAAGGTATACCTTCTTCCGCACTTTTTGGAACATTTAGGTAACAACCATCTGGATATTGGTGTTGGAACTGGGTTTTACCTTACTCACGCACCTGAGAGTAGTCTGATATCTCTAATGGATTTGAACGAAGCCAGCCTGAACGCAGCATCAACAAGGGCTGGGAAGTCAAAAATTCAACATAAAATTTGTCATGATGTTTTTGAACCTTATCCCGCGGCATTACATGGTCAATTTGATTCCATTTCAATGTTTTACCTTCTTCACTGCCTGCCTGGAAATATATCGACAAAAACCTGTGTAATACGCAATGCGGCGCAGGCCTTAACGGACGATGGAACTCTCTATGGAGCCACAATTGTTGGTGACGGCGTTGTGCATAATACTTTCGGTCAAAAACTGATGAGCATTTACAATCAGAAAGGTATCTTTTCAAACACCGAAGATACCAAAGAAGGGTTAAAACAAATACTTTCAGAGCATTTCGAGGATGTTAAAACCAAGGTCAAAGGTACTGTTGTGATGTTTTCCGCTTCAGGGAAAAAATAGCATCAGGCCACATCCTGAACATATATGGTTACAGCAACTCACATCATCGGACAAACATTAGACTTAGCCATTCTCACATAACTTATAAGTTCATAGAACTCGTTTATGATAAAAGGGAATTTTGATGGGCTGCCCGGTGCAAAAGATATCATTCTGGGCGAACTGACCAAGAGGGTTTACCGGATCTTTCCCGATGCCGATGTTCGGGTTAAACCAATGATGACACTGCCGGCGATCAACACTGACGCCAGCATGCATGAGAAGGAACTGATAAGCCGTACTGTTCAGGAAATGTTTGAAGAGGCTGATATGTGGCTGGTTTCAGATTAAACGCCTTGAACCGTCATATTGCTTGAGTAGTATTAGCTCAGACTTGAGCTGGCAGTCTTATGGCACAGAGCCAAACCTAACCTGACAGTCCACTCTGTGCCAAAAGCAGACTTTTATGATCTCCTTATGGCAGCAGAAGACGGCCTATTACGATGCGGAATACGGTCAGGGCAACTGGTGGTGCTGGAACGCTACTGAGCATTCTGAAAGGCCGCCCTGTTTCAATATAACTGTATTACGGATATGTATATCAGATCAGACAGAGAGTGACTGTACAGAACGATCGCATTGTTGTCTGGCCCGTATCGCAGTTACTATATGCTGGCATTACCTAGGCAATTCTCAATCCCTAAGAATATACCGCAACCTGTACTTCCAGCAGCGAACAGGCTAAAGAGGAATATCAGGAGTCGTATCTCATTAGATTTTCCTTGCTCCTGTTCCATAAATTCATTAACTGACCAGAGTTTTGCTTAACCCAGTCTGATATTATTTTCAGGGACTCAGGAATGAATGTAGTACCCTGGCTCCCCATGAATCTGCCATCATTAATAGCAAAAACATGCGCACTGTTCCGTTTTCTGAAAACAATGGTCGGTTCAGCGTCAAGTTTAGGGCATATAACCAGAACCTCTCCGCCGGTAAAATCCTCCACCTGCGAAATTTCGTTCAGCTCTTTAAATTGCTCGGCAGTAATGGAGTACAGACCTGATTTTTCAAGCTCTAAACGTCCGTGCAACTCGAAGTCATAGGGTACGTATACATCAGGTTTTTCCATGAATTCAATGGAAAGGATACGCTCGATAGGCAGTGTTTCTGTATGAACATACCAGGTGTCATGTTTGAGCTTGGGGCTCTTTGTCCACCTCTTCAGTTCACTGTCAGAGAGGTTCTCGGTTTTAACCCAACCCTGAATGCCAAGTATCGTGGCCCACACTGACGGCTGCTCATATTTGCGCAAAAGTTTTTTAAAAGAGTAAAACGTGTCTTGCTGCTTGAGCCAGGCTGAGTCTACTGTGAGCCGAATGAGTCGTTTGTTATGAGTGCCTCTGACCGGGCTATGAGCATCCTGACCGCCTGCTTTTCTCAAAAAGTCTTTATCGCTTTCGGTGAGTACTTCTGTGCCGTCTACTAAGCCGTGACCATAGGGCAATGGATAGGAAGTGTACCAGCTATGGCCGTGAAGCATCTTTCCATCACTCAGATGGAAATAGCCTTTGTTTATTCCTTCCGACGTCAATATGCTGTGCAGCATTGCCACACCTGTAAAATGATAAAGTTTCATTTTTAGATCCTCTCAGCCATACAACCAGATTTAAGCGAGCCCAATCGTGAGCGGGCCTTATTGTATGACACTGTTCCCATGCATAGTATTAAGATCGGTCAAGACACCTTGTCGCGGCCGCCTCCTCACTTCAAAGCATGATGTGTTTTCTGCTTCCATATCCTTCAGCAGTTTATTCGCAGTGGCGCATAGCCTAGCGTAAAGTTTTTGTCCGTTTTCCATTCTGGTGTTCAGTTGGATTGAATTGCCACTGATCTAATAGGTATGTCAGAGTCCACATAGACGGCTTTGCTGTGCTAGATCACAGTTAGCACTAACTTCCACTTCTCGCTCATAGCAGACCTTGCAGTGCTTCAGACGGTCCGCTTCGTGCCAAAAGCGGACTGTTCAGCAACATATTGCTGAAAGAATCTAACATGAATAGAGACAATCTAGGTTCGTTAACAGATTAACAAAGACCGGCAGAGACCTACCCGGTCCCGGCCAGCAAAGGTTAAATAGCTAATCTTCATCCTCTGGGTTAGGTTCGATAACGACAGAGAATTTCCCATCCTCACGTTCCTTGAAATCTCTGATGATGCGTACTGCTTGCAGATGCTGAAGAATTGATATCACGCGCTCCCTGTTTGCAACAGCAATTGTCGCTCGGGTTCGATTAAGGAATATATTTTTCAATTCATCTTCACCTAAATGATGACAAAGCCCGGCCAGTTGATGTTTATTGAGACCTGTCACAATAAATCGCGTAAACAGCATGCCCTTGAATTCTTCATTACTAGTGCTGTTAAACACCTGCAGCAGGACATCATTTGGGAAATTAAGGTCAGCGATATCAGACACAATGAAATAATCAATAAATAGCGACACCAGGTCCGCTCTTTCTTGCACAGTAAAGGGTGCGTAAGTCATGACTTTTGTGAACATGGCTTTAAAGAAGCGCGCATCTTTTTCTTTTCTTAGATAGAACTCGGGCTGCTCCAAAAATTCACTTTTATACTGACTAAACCAATAGACGAAGGCATCACTGATTTTCTCATCCAGATCCGCGTATTGAGCCGCAATTTTTTCATACACATCCGCGTCGAGAGGCAGTTTCAACATAGCTATCAATGTGCAGAAATTACGGGCGCTGAGGTGCTCATCAATTTCCCGCATGTTAATCTCAATCGGTGCAACCAGGTTCTGATAAGTCCACTCGTCTAGGTCATCATTACAGATAATTTTCATGTACAGCAGGTCATAGCGGTCGCCATCATAGACTTCTAGGGGGGACTGACCTAATGCAGCCACATGCTTTGTCACATACGCCGTCAGTATCGCCATGTTGCAGTCTTCACAGATATAGTCTATTAGCGCGCCCCATCCCGGCACGACGCGGTCATAACGGTAAAACAGGTCGTGATAGGAGATCGTTAGCTGGTCTTCGGTAAATTCTTCTTTAGCCGATATCCCGGACAGATCAGCAAACGAGAAGGTCATTTTTCTGACGATATCGCCTTTGGAACCATCGCTTAGGGAGGTGCGGGTCAGGACGTAGCGGATACATTCGGCATCCTCAGCAGAGGAGATAAACACATCCCTTACGAATGTATCGATGTTTTGACTGAAGTAATCAGAAACCGCATTGAGTTTATGCTCATAGGCGAGCGTCCAAGGTTTCCTTTCCGCCTCTTCAGGCGTTATGTTTTCAATAAGACACGAAACGGCAATGCCAACATTGTGCCGAGTTAACTGATAAAGACTGTTTTGTGCAATAAATTGCAGGCAATACCGCTCCGTTAGCGTCATTGGTTCGAACAGCTCGTCATAACATGCCTCCGCCTGTTGTACGTGACGCATGAACTCTTCCTGATTCTCCTCGGTGAGCTGAGAGATGATACGGCAGCCCAGCGAATGAATAAGCTGGCGGTATTGCGATTTATCTAGCGCATGTTCAGGCGATACGCAGGCTATCATACTTATAGCAATATCATTGGTGAATTTTTCACCAGGCTGGCCTGCGAGAACGGCAACCATTCTGTCAAGATAACCATTTTTTTGCAGTGCAGTAACGATTAACTTATCGAAGGTCTCGGGTTTGCCAAATCTGCTATAAAGCTCAGAAAAAACAGCAAGGATATGTTCATCAGACTTGCTGAATAGCGAAGTGATCATACCAGCCAGATGTTCATCCTCGTTATCAATCAGATGTGTCACCAGTTGATGATGAAGCGCTCCATCGGCATAAATACGGTTATGTTCAACCAGTTCGCTGGTGACTCTGTTCTCATCATCGATAAAATATTCACCGTTTGAGGTTGCGTAGCTCAGATCCTGACCAACGGCTTTCAGGAAGTCGTTATCATTTACGGTCATCGATCCTTCATGGAAAATAGAGCGGTAGGCCATGAAGTCTTGCATCACCAGACCATCAGACAGCAGCAGATACAAGGCGTCTAACCCGCCATTGCGCATATCGGTACGCAAAGCATGGAGCTGCTGCTCAGAGACGAAGTCATGACCCTCCATCGCCTCAAGATACCCCTGAGCAATATCTTCAAATTTTTCACGCCCGATGATTAGCGTGAGTTCTCGCAGCGAAAGGGCATTTTTTAATTTTATTGACTCTTTAAGTTTCTTTATTTTTATCTGCAGCTCACTAAAAGCCGAGTTTTTATCTTTACCCATTTTTGTTTTTCGTTTCAGGTATTCTTCTTTTAGTTGTTCTCTTAATGCCCTATCAAAAAGTGAGAGTGAATATCTCTGATGACTAACAAAGTAGCCTATATATAAATTTTCCTTTTGCGATAAAAATTCTAAAAAACCATTTTCATCATCAATTAAAGCCAAAGTTGTTAGGGGGTAAAAATTACTATATCCATTCCCCGTACCAAAATGAATGCCATCCCAGAGTATTTTTGGAATATATCGACAAACTATTTCCTCTCTAATGCCCCTATGATCATACATAGGTTCATGATTAAGATGTTCTATTTCGGACTGTAAAAGATCCAGTTTTGTTTCCAGAGAATCGAAATGATTACGGTGAAGTTTGCGAGTGCGATAGTCGCGAATAAATGAATATAAAACCCCTGTTTTCTTATCGGTAAGAAAATAGTCTAAGGCGTAGATGTTTTTATAAAAAACCAGCGACAACAGTTTGATTTTATCATTTCCGTTATCAACGATATTGCTGAATACATGGTATTCATTGACCAAAGTGAGGTGTCCCGGTAGTGAAAGGTGAAATCCCGGACGAGCCGGTACTGAATATTGCCGCTGGTCAGTACCGATTTACTCTGCTGTATTCCACCCCGAATCACATTCTGCACGGGAAAGCCCTCCAGCTGGCCATGCACGATAGCGGTCCATTCCACGCTGATTTTCTTATCCAGCTGTAACAGGCGGGTGTAGTCATTAAGCAGATGAATCGCTATCTGGAAGCGGCCTGCAATCAGGCCTGTGCGCAACAGTCCGGCGTACAACTCCGGATCGGAGATACACTGGTAAGTAATTCCCTCCTGCAGCTCATCAGGCAGGAGCAGAGGGTAAACATCCAGCCCGGTCAGGCGTTCAAGTGCTGTCTTTAATGCCAGCTCGATCATGACGTGCGTCTGCCTCCCCTGTGATGATGAAGCGGTCCGCAAGACGTTCGACGTTACGAACGGTATAAACCCGGTCAGACGTCGTTATTTTCCAGTCGATATCAATATTCAGGTTCGGATGAGTGGCAAAAAGACACGTTTCAATAACCTGTTGTTGATCCAGTGTGCGGACCTTTCTGCCCGATACCAGCTCGCGCTTCGCCCAGGCTTTCCCGGTCGTGACCAGTTGCTCCGGCAGGTGTTCACCCAGCGGTCCCCGACCGGATTGCATATACCCAATCGAAAGACGGCAGGTCATCTCTTCCGGTTTCAGGCTCATACCGTATTCTCCTGCAACGGGAAAAGAAGATGCCGGACCGCAGCCGTCTCCAGCCACTGACCGGTGAAGCCATTCAGATACGCATCCCCGACCAGATACTGCATGGCCAGCTGGATATCTTCATCTGCCACAAAACCGCGTACACCTTCCGGCAGCGCCTGCAGTTCGTCGTCGCTTCCCACCAGTTTGCAGTAGTAGTCACGCTCAATACTCTTCTGCGCAGCCGCCACCATTTTAGTGAGCATGCTGTCATGCTCCGTGAAATCCGGCTCCAGACGGAGCTGGGTTTTCACGTCATCCAATGTCAATATCATGGTCATCGGCTCCCTTGCGGGGACTCAGCGCCTTTTCCGCATCTTCTGGCCATACCGCGATATGGCGTTCAACCAGTTTCTCTGCGTACTCAGCATCAAAACAGGCCATATCGCCGCGCGAATAACGATGATAGGGTCCCAGAAAAAAAACCGCTTTCCGCACCATTTCTGCTCCCGTCAGGCTCGTGGCCACGTTTGTTTCACTTCCGGTCAGATCAACACCTGTATCACCTGAACCCGCTGCAGTATTCTGACCGCCATCCCCGTCCACTGTATTTTCCGGCGTCAGTTCATCCGGCTTTTTCACATCACCGGCTGCAGCCGCTGCTGCCGCTGCTTTTGCCGCTTTCGTCGTCATCGTTTTGCTCCTGAAAAGAAAAAACCCGCTGCTGCGGGCCTGGGGAATTACGTGCTTTTACTCTGTGCGACCGTGGTCGCACAGAGTGCAGGACCGGTTAAAACAGCACTTTTGTCCCGAGAACAAGACCTTCCGGATGACGGAAGCCGATATCGTGCTCCGTCACCACGCGGATCAACGACTGGTTACGAGAGAACGCGGAAACCAGATTGCCGTCCCCGTCCTGGTAGGAGGCTTCCTGCGAGAAGGACACCTTCATGTTGCCGTCTTCACCGATTACCACGTCATTAAAGTCAGCGAAGTAAATTTCTGACTCCTTGCCGCCGTCACCGAGGTTTGCCGGGATAGCGCTGGTACGCTGAATCTGAAATCCCTTGAGGATCCCCTGGGCCATTTCCGGGTAGACCTTGATACCGTTACCGTCGCGCAGACCGAACAGTTTCATGTAGGTACGGTTCGACATACCCCAGCCGCAGCTGATCATGTTGCTGTTGCCGTCCATAGCCATCAGGATGATGCTGTCGAGATAGGTATCAATCGTCTGCAGATTAACCTCTGCAGCAGCTTCCCACGGCAGCAGGCGGTTCCACTCAGTTGCCCGCGCTTTCATACCGACAGGCGTATCACCGGTACCGTCATCGCGCATAAAGGCTTTATCTTCACGAACAGAAATCGCGGTCAGAATATCCTGCAGGACCAGCTGCTCTACGTTGTAGCCAGCACGGCCAATCAGCTGGTTGGAGATTGGCACCATCGCAATCATGGTTTTCGCAGTGAGTTTCACATCATCAAAGCGGGCTTCTGATACTTTCGCATCCTTGCCTTCCCCGGTGTAGCTCGCCGTCGCACCACCGGCCAGACGCGGCAGCGCCATATTACCGTTCGGCAGCGGAATGGAGCGCGCGCCCAGCTTACGAACGATAGTGCGATCACGCAGCAGTTCGATCACCTCGCTGTGCAGGTTTTGCGGAATAAGAACGCCACCTGACGCTGCGGCAGTGTTGATGGCCATCGAGACAGACGGGTCATTCAGTTCTTCAGCTGCAAATTTTGCAGCGTCCTGGACGTTACCCTGTGCTGCCGCAATCGACATCACCAGACGGGTCATGCCTGCGCCGGTATATTGCTTTGGCTCTGCCTTAATGCTGATACCAGGAGCCTGCTGTGTGGCTTTAACCGGTTTGGCGACAAGCGCAGCAGCACGTTCAGCCGCTTCCAGACGCTCAATCTTAGCGCTGATATCCGTGAACTGCTGCTGCAGGCTGGCAAATTCGGTTAACTGCTCCGCTGTCAGCGTACCGCCACCAGTTTCTACTGCCGCCAGTACCTGAACCTTCTGATTAATACCCGCACGTTCACGACGCAATTCTTCAATATGATCCATGTTTTTTCTCTCTTTTTGGCATAAAAAAAGCAGCCAACAGGCTGCTTTCTGGTAATGACGCGTTAGCGCCGGGTCACATTCTGGTTTGCAGGTCCATCGCGGCGGCCTGCAACTTTATGGAAGTGGTTTGTTGAGGTTGTTTGTACTTTGCCGCAATGGCATTAATCGCAGACTGAGGATCCGATATTTCATCGGCAAGACCAGCAGAAATGGCATCGCCACCGAAATACAGACCAGCTTGAGTATCAACGACTGCCTGCTGTTTGAGGCCACGATATTCGGCAACTGATGAGGTAAATATTTCGTACATGTCGTCGAGCATTTTGTCGATCATTGCAAGGGCCGATTCGCTCAACGGTGCATGTGGCGTTGCATTATTTTTGTTATCTCCCCGGTATAGCGCAGTAAATTTTACCCCCACGTTTTCTTCCAGCTTTGACGTATCCAGGTGCTCCATGATGACGCCGATGGAACCGACGCCGCTGGTCTGACTGATGACGATTTTGCTGCATGCTGAAGCAATGAAATACGCAGCAGAAAAAGCGTTGAAATTCACAATCGCGGTGATCGGTTTCGTTTCTCGCGACTGGTAAATATAATCCGCCAGCTCTTTGCAACCTGCCGCTGCACCACCTCCGGAATTGATATCCAGAACAATTTCACTGATGGAGGGGTCATTTAATGCTGAATGCAGCTGGCTGCGGATACGCTCATAACTCGTCAGTTCGGTACACATCGCTGTAATTTGCCCGCGACGAGGAACCAGTATCCCGTGAACAGGTATCACAGCAATACCCCCTGCTGGCTGAACATCTTCAGGGGATGGCGAATCATCTGGATTTAACGCCATCGTAATGACCGGATCCGTCAGCGTTCCCTGAATACGGGGAAGCAACACCGCCTTCACGGCGTCCATCGTTTGTTGTGTAGCGTAATGAGGAACGCCAAAGACCATCTCTGCCAGATGCGGCAGATTAATTAATTTTGTTGTCATGAGATATACCAGGTCAGCCCGCAGCGCGGGAAATAATCAGGCTCTGGCCAGAATAGTTTCGATTTCTGCCAGTTGTTTAGCTGTTGGCGCTTTATCGCCGGGGAAGATTTGCTTACTGTCGACCATATTCAGAGGCGTCAGGTATTTGTCTCCTCCGGTGATGGGTGGAAGGTTCTCCATGCGGCGAATGTCATTAACCGATAACCAGCCCCACTGGCGGCCTAGCGCATAAGATTCATAGCGTGACTTCTGATCCCCGCGCAGCAGGCCAGAAACATTGAATTCAATGTACAGATCACCGCGCTCGCTGGGTAAAAGCAGATCGCGCATTAATGCGCCTTCATGACGCTTCAGCCAGGCTAACAGCGTGTACATCACAAACTGCAGTCCCTGGTGCTCAATGTTGTTATTCGTGGCTTTCGCCAGCATCTGCACCATATGAGGCGGGATTTTATAGAGCCGGCACACTTCTTCCACGCCCCATTGTCGGGACTGCAACAACTGCGCTTTCTCATTATCCTGAGATAACTGCTTGTAACTCATTCCCTCCTGAAGCAATGCAACAGAAAAGGCATTCCTGACGCCGGAATATCTGTCCGTCCACTTTGCCAGTAGTCGGTCGATAGCATCCTGGCTTTTGATTGTCGCGGCTTCTTTTGGGCGCTCAATAACGCCGCTCATCGTACAGCCACGGCGAAAAACTTGAGAAGCATGTTCTTCCACCGCCAGGTTTAACCCAAGAACATCCGCGTTCGTCTGGATTGGAGAACTGCCGATATAACCATCCAGCGAGAAAACCTTCACATGATGCATCATGCGCATTGGCAATGTTTCGCCAATTTCGGGTAGTTCATAATAGGGCATCCCGTCAGGCCCTTTCAGGACAATGACCTTTTGGGGATTAACCGGGATTAATTCGCGGGGATACCCTTTTCCATCCCTGTCGATGATCGAGTAGCAATTCCCCTCCAGCCCAAGCAGGCCCTGCTGCTGCTCAAAGTATTCGAACGAGGTGTCTTTTTTGTTGGGCTGGGAATGAATCAGATCATAAACAGGGTGGTCAGTCGCCCGCTCACGGCCTCCGTTAGCTCCTCGCCTGTAAAGTTCACACGGCAGCTGCGCCACCGATTCTGCCAGAAGTGTTACACATGCGCGGACCGCCGATAAAGCCATTGCTGTTTCAGGTGTAACCATTATTCCCGCCTTGCTGTGGCTTGAACTTACTCCACCCAGCATCGCCTGCCAAAAACCACCAGACGGAGATTTACCCCGAAACATCTGGGGAATGAACATTATTCACCCCCCGATTTAATTATGCTGGCGGACATCGATTTCGCAATTAAAAAAGACCACAGCAGGCAAATCAAACCGCCAGTAATAAGTCCTGCTGCAGGTGAAATAAGCCAGGCACCGGCAGACAGTAACGCGGCTCCGGCGAGGCCGATAAAAAAACTCAAAAACGTCATTAGCATGCTATATCTTCCTCGTCATAAGCCGATTTACTTACTGTACTGTTCAGCATGGCCCGTCCGATCCCCATAAGTAATCCCACAGCACCATCAATTTTATTTTGTTTTCCCTCCTTTCCGGGGCGAACAATATCATCGCTTCCCGGCAAATAACGCCCAATTACATTCTGGATGCACCAGTTCATGATAGGGTTACCGTCATGATGAAAACGCCCTGATGCCAGCGCAGCCTCAATTTCACGCATTGGGTCACTCATGTTTGTAAAATTCTGCCTGATTTCGACTGCCTCCAGCCCTTCCTCCTCAAGCATATGCCGTAAAGATGTCGCACCGTAAGGATCAATCGGACACTGAACGATTTTGACGCGCTGACGTAATTGAAGAATTGACTCAAAAATAAGCCGATAATCTACCTCCGCGCCTTCTGTCGGTATCAGAATCTCCTGCTTAACAAAAGACTGATAACGATCAGAGGTGGTTTTCAACGTGGGGTCGGGTGAGTAAACCGTATCTTCAGGCACCCAGAACATCGGACTGACACAGTAGAAATGCGTAATACCATTCACTTCTCGGCGGAATACCGGTACAACCGCATTCAGGTCAACCTTGGATGCAAGGTCTATCCCCAGCCAGCAATCCTCATCGGCGAAATCAGACAACTTGAGACTATTGTCCGCAGCAGCCATCCATTTTTGCAGATCATAGAAAACCGTCTTGGCACTTACCCACCGGTTAAAATGTTTGGTAAGGATTTTGTTTGTCTGGCTGGGGTTAGATATTCCAAGTAATTGTTTTGCGCGCAGGAAGTGTTCTTTTACGGAAATACCAAAGTTTGGATTCGCTTTGATTAATGCATCCGGTTTTGTCCAGTCGTCATCATCATCAAGACCGTAAATAATACCGAAAATCGTTTCATTTTCTTCCCCCACCCGATTCCGGCGTAGAATTTCCACCACCTGTGCACGTTTCTCATAACACGGAGAGGTGATGTCATAACCCGCAGTTGTAATGATCAGAGTGATGGGCTGCTCCCTTGCCCCCATCCCTGTTGTCATAGTCGTATAAAGAGCATCTGTTTGATGTTCATGGTATTCATCAATAATTGCACAGGAAGGAGAATCGCCGTCACCAGGATCGCCGATGACTGGCGAGAATACAGAGCCATCCGGACGAGTCATTTTCTTCGCCCAGGGTTTGACTGAGTATTTTTGTCGCAATGCCGGGAGTTTTTTTACCATTTGTAGAGCTGGGGAGAAGACTTTCCAGGCCTGTTTTTCAGTTGTGGCGCCGCAGTACACCTCTGCACCATGTTCACCATCAGCACAAAACATATAATTACCAACGGCAGCGGCTATTGCGGACTTCCCATTTTTCCTGGGAACTTCGATATATATTTCAGAAAATCGCCGGAATCCGGACTTCTTATTAACCCATCCAAATGGCACCCCAAGAGCAAACTTTTGCCAGGGCTCAAATTCTATTCGTAGTTTCCTCCTGGCCCATTCACCGGCTGTATGAGGCATCTTCTGAGCAAAACGTAAAAATCGCTCGGCCTTGTTTTTATCAAACCGATAAGGCCAGGCAGGATCCTTCGCACGTTCCAAATCATCAAGGTGTCGTTGACAGGCAAGCACCGTTAACTGACAAGCAAGGATCTTCCCGCCAACAACATCTCTTGCATACTGGTTCGCTGCATTGACGTTCGGATATGTAGCCATCAGTCAAACTCATCAAATTCATTCCCGTCATCGTCAGGAGCGTTTCTGCCACTGGTCATTCGGATACGGCTGAGCGGATCTAATCCCAGAAGTGAGCCCAGACGGGCTATCTGGGAAACTGAATCATTTCTGACGTTAACTGCAGGGTGCTTTTTTAATCCTCCCATTTCACTTTCAGTTGTCAGCCCTGAAGCCAGTAATTTTTCAGCTTCTAGCATCAGATGGAAGGCATTGCAGTAGGCTAAAAGTAAGGGGGCATCTTCAAGTTCAAATACTCCTCTTTCGATCAGGATTTTGCTCTGAGTCTTCCACATTCTTATAGCAGCCTCCCCCATTAACTCTGCAGGAGGTGCAATTCGGGTTAATTTACTTTTTTGTCCGGCGGGCAAAATGGGTTTTCTTCCCCCTCCAGACGATCGAATTCCACCAGCCATAACTCCTCTTTTAATAGGTGAAACCTACCGGAAAAAAGATCCTTATTTATGACGTGTAAAAATGGCCTTCAAGCGGCAGTCCTGAAGCGCGAAAGGGGTCAGGGATTTGATCCCCCCACCCCGTCAAATGAGAGTTTTTATCATTTGCTAATGCAGTTGTTGATATCTATTATCATTTATCATTCCAGTTGATAGTTGCTTGTTGAATCATTTTAGTTTGAAACTAATTTCCCAGCACCAACCGTGAACCAACTCAGTCGAGGTGGAAGTCATCATTCAGGCTGCGTCGACGACCGCCGCTCGCATTGTGTGGACAGGCATTAGAGTTATGCCCTGACTGCCCACAATAGCCACAGCGCAGGTTGGCGCGGCGGGATGAACCACCCCATGTTTTTGGGCAGTTAGCTTTTGTATGGAACCGTGAACCACAGTATGTGCAATGGGTATAACTCATCGGATACGCTCTCTTGCCGTCTTCGCTCTGTGGCATTCCCAGCACAACGACTCCAGATTGGAATCATCATCAGTACCGCCATGAGCTTTTGGGATGATATGGTCAACGCTGGTCGCTTTCTTCGCTATCTTCTGCCGGCGATGGTTCTGACACAGGTATTGATCACGCTGAAGGATACGCGCCCGTATGATTTCCCAGGGCCGACCGTATCCACGTTCCTGCCTGCTCTTACCTGCCTGATAGTCACGCCAGCCATCACCTGCATGTTGTTGTCGGTGTTGCTCACAGTACCCACTGGCGTCGTTGGTAATTGCCGCACATCCTTTGTGTCGGCATGGGCGTTTAGCGCGTGGTGGCATCGGCATTGTCCTGTTTCTTGGATAAAAATTTTGTAGTGTGAGGAAATAAAACGGAAACGGGATCTAGCTGAAAATGTTCATGAATAGAGAGAATCTGCGAGGTCGCCGCCCCGTAACAGGCCGGATCGCAGGAAAGGACCCATAAGTGAAAATGATTATTATTTGCAGATATTGAACGAACGAGTAACAAAAAACCGCCCAGAGGCGGCTCACAAATGCTCCTATGTAATCGATATTTATTTAAAAACGAATTGTTGAGAAAGAATAAGGTGACAGCAATATTTCACGTGGATATTGTTATTCAGTCCCCGTACATAGTCTTTATGAGCCTCTGGTAAAGATCGGCAGCAGCTGACTACCCGCGGATATTCTTCCAGCATTTGCTCACAGATTAGAACAGCATTTAAAATGGCATTTAACTTATGCCGTAGTTCCCTTAACTCAGCCCTTTTTTTAATGCGTAATGCAGGTGAGTCAAGGTTTACAGGTAGCTGGGAAAGTGAATTTGAATATTCAGCCACAGCCATTTTTAGAGCCATTTTTGCCTTCAGAGCCTCCTGCTGACGCCAAACCCTCATTGCCCAAAACGCTATAAAGGCAGTAATAGTAGTAAATAACGCAGATACCGCTGCCCATACAGTTACCCAGGGCCAGTTGTAGACGACTTGCCACATGAACACCTCCTTGAAATAAGGAGGTTATTTTATAGTAAGTCAATATCACAGGCACTCAGTAAATGCTTGCCGCAATACCAACTCAGGCGAGCTGAAGTACATCACCACGATCTTCTGATTTCGAGTATGAGTTTTTTGCCATGTACTTACCTGAACTATCTTCACTTTGTATTGGTTTTATGCCATAGGAAAAATAGAACTCACTTAAGAGAAAATGAATATGGCCCCACATAAGCTCTAAACGACACATAGTGGATCTCCGGATAACGACTCACTGTAGGGAGACGTTCAACACTTATTGTCGCCTGCTCAACGAATTAAGGGCTGCTATAGAAGAATCATCAAGTAACTTCCATTCAACAAAACAAGGAGGGATCATGGAATCACGAGATATTATTGACCTCGCAATCGCTTATGCGCCGACAGTAAACACTATTGTGGGTTTATTCACTTGGTGGAGGTTTTGCATTTTAGCTAAGAAGTACTTTCCCTTCATCAAACACTGTTATCGATTTATCAATACTGATTGTTCGACTCTCTAACCGACTCGTAAATACTCTCGCACGTCATTCCTGCTCTGTAGCTTTCGTCAGATCGCTCAGCATAATATCGAGCTTCTTCCGCAAGACGTCCGAGCATGTCGGCGAGCACTGCGGCGTCGGCTCCGGCTGTTTTGCTTCTGACGGCAGCGGCAAGATCTGCGGTGTGCTTTGCGGCGTCCAGGCGGGCGGCAAGCTTTGTGGCTTCGGTGCGCAGCTGGCTAACAGTGGCAGACAGGCCAGCAGCAGTGGCAGCCGATTTAGCGGCTTGTGCTTGTGCATCTTTTACAGCCTCATCACGAGCAATAATACGCCCTTGTTCAATCCAGCGGGCGGCAGTCTGCGCGTTCGCTTCCTGTGAAGATTCCACGCTATTACGGTCAGCCCACTTCTTTTGCCAGCCTCGATCACTCCAGACGTTCCCAGCAAGAAACGCGCCAGCCATCAGCAAAGTAACCGCCAGTGGCTTCCAGTAAGCCTTTGCAAGATAAGTAACGACCGTCATACTCTACGCCTGTCTAAATAAATCCCTACATAGCCAGCCCCCCAGCGTGTATAAAACCAAACCCGACGCCCTGTTGATGGCAGAGGAATATCCTGACGAACGACACTGAAAGAAAATAATCGCCACCACGGCCATATTTGTGGCCCATGTGATGGATGTAAGTCTTTTGCAAAATGGGCTGTAGAACCCTCAAATTTTATTTTCATACCAGCAACGCCGCCCGCGCTTTGTTATAACGACTATTTCTGTCAGCCTGTCCATTCTGGCCACCGTTGATGATCTGCGTTACACGGACAACATCACCTGAATACATCAGACAACCACGTAATGTGAAATACCAGGCAGCAGAACGGGCTGCATGCTTCCCCTGTGTCAGCAACTCTGGTGTACTGATCAGATCAAGCTTCAGCGCCGCACCGCATTTGACGTAGTTCTCGCGGCCGGTGATTTGAAGCAGTCCACGACCGCGATATTTCCAGCCGTCACCCTGGCTGTTATTCCCCATGCGGTCACCATAAACCAGATTGGCAATTTGCGGCTGGTGGGCCACCTGCTTACCATCGACACGCCCCAGCATTTCACACTGATACGGCGTCAGGCGTTTACCAAAGGTTTTCTTCAGCCCGTCTACCGAGTAGTTGAAGCTCTCGACCAGCGAGGTAAAACCAGCAGACTCATGCCCAACCTGAGCGATGAACATAGCCAGATCGTTCACTGCTGTAATGCCAAATTCTTTCATTGCCGCATCAATGTGCGGAAACCAGCGCGCAGAAAGCCCGGCGCTGATACCAGCCGCCTGCTGAAATTGTGATTGGTTCATTATTGCCTCAGATGATCAACCAGCCGCGCTACGTTGCCTCTGACGGCGACAAGCACAGACAAGAAAATAATGTTGGTCCCGATAGTGGCCCAAGATGAATAAGGGTAGATACCGCACAGATACGCCAGCGGTACGGCGCTATAAATGACCGTAAGCAGCCAGGCTAAGCGAGATATCCACGGTCGATGCCGTGAGTCGCCGCGACGGTAAAACATAAGGGTCAGCACTACCCCAGCGCAAAGCAACGCATTGATAGTTGCCGATGGGTCATTTTGTACCACCTGGACCTCCCCGGCGCGTTATCAGCGCCACCAGCGAGCCAACATCCTGATTATTCAGGAACGTCAGGATTTTTACGGCTAAAGCAGAAACGATTACGGCGCCAATGGCATCCAGTGGTTTCTCACTGTAGCCGGTAGCCTGAGCCAGCTTTGAACCCACCAGCCCGGAACAAAGGATCCCCGCGATATACGAAACCAGAAAATATGCCAGTCGGCGCGCTGCACTCAGATCCGCGGCGGTTGCAATGTAAAACACAGCTCCGGCAAATGCGCCAAACACCACACCGTAATCGGTTCCGGTTAACAGTCCATAGACACTGGCCCCCGTCAGTACACCGCCAGCCAGCCCAGTACCGGAAATCGGATCGGACATTTAGCCCCCCCCCTCTTAATTTATGTGTGTCCTCTCAGAAATGAGGGGAATGGCTCCAGATACAGGCGCTTATACGATACCCTTCCAAGGAGTAAAGAACCTGCAATAGATTAATTACTTAATAATTTTTGAGACTGACCGATTTAAGATCTCTACCAATCACAATAAGGAAATTTTATGCAGCTTTTTCACGGCACGATCCATTCCCTTTCAACTGAAATAGAAAATAGTGGGACGATTGCACACCTTGTTGCTCGCCCCTTTTATGAAGGTGACGATGTAAGCACAACCGATGGCTTTGTTTACTTAACTGACAATATTGGTTACGCCATATACCTGGCACAAAGAAATGCTGTCTACAAAGGAGAGGACATGTGCGCCGTCTATTCAGTAGATGTAAATTACGCAGAATTACTTGCGGACATTGACCAACTGAGAATGAAGCATGGGATGACAGCAGACGATGCAAAAAAATTGACAGCAACTCAGTCTTTACAGATTTCTCAAAGCTGCGCGATTGCACGAAGCTTAGCCATTGGGGGCGATGTAAAAGCCAAGCTATTGCTCCCCTCGGGAAGCAATAGCCAACACCAAGACTACAAATTTATGGCGCAGCTAAGACAACTAAGAAAAACAGGTGACGCCGGACAGGCCTTAAGCTTAGTAAAAGCTGACAATTGGCATCATTTTTGATTGCCTAACGCGGGTCTGTTTATATGCAGACCCGCATCAGGCGATTGTAGTGGTCCCATGAGAACTGCTGCTTCGCCATTGTGACAAATGTCGTCTCCTCTTGTAAGATGCCAGACTCCTGTGATTGTTTTCCCCGTCTCAAGATCATCAACAGTTTCATTCGTGTAGTACGCCACCTGTACAATGCCAACATGCTGAATCCAGTAATAGCCCTCTTTCATATGTGTATCCATCCCACCCTAGTTACATAGCAGTATATGCCTTCGACTTTGCAGTTGGCGTTAGAAATTCTACATGTTGAATTAAGCAGCAACCTTGTTGCGTCAGCTTTTAGAGCATTACATTGAAAACTACAAATGGAATTTTACTTACCTTATTTCTGTGAGTCCTCTCAGAAATGAGGGGGATTTTAAAGGCCACCAGTTGGCAGCCTCGAAGTCGGTAAGACCGCATATCTTATTCGTAATAAACAAATTCCAATCACACACCTTTTTTCACTCGTTCCCATTCATACTTAAGTAATTTTTGCGAAAGACCGACTAAGTTATCAATTGTATCAATCATTTGGATATTTTTATCAAAAAAAGAATCTTTATTCCCTATATTTAAAGAATTATATATGATAGAAACACTATTAAATATTATTATTATCTCACCATACCAACTCTCTGAAGGATTTAGCATTAATTTTATTTTGGCAGTTAGCAAGCGTTCCTTTTCTTTTTTAGAATTCAAGTTTTCTCTTGCTACCTCTAACTTGACGCTAGCGCTTTCTAGCTGTTTCTGCTCCTCAATGACATCATGCGCAGCGAAGCGATTTTTTGTGTTTGACACAATATTTTCATAACTGCTGTAGTATATAATAAATTCATTTTGCGCCCGCAGTAAATCCGGTGACAGCGTCACGTACTCTGAAAGCAAATCTCTCAAGTTATTTATCCAAGCCTGCCTATTTGCAGATAATACTTCCATGTTAAAATTTTGCTCAGCTATATCCCTCTGAGTTTCCCTATCTTTTTCCATTGAAGATACTTGAGATGCCCTTTCTTCTTGTAAAAACCGTTGCTGTTCTTCCCGCTCAGCTTTTAAAAAAGATTGCTGAGCAACACGCTCATCTTTAATTATTCTAGTGTTTTTGACGAATGTGTATACAGCAATTCCTGCTGGTATAATACCTGCAACGAGAGAAACAACACCAGTAATAATAACCGTCGTATAATCTGGATCACTCTTTAATACTATATCCGGTATTTTATTAACAGCTAAAACCAACGAATTATAATTTTCGCCGATAAATTTGAATGGAATTCCTTGCCAAGCCATAAAACCCCCAGAAAAAAATGTTGGAAGTATCATAGCAAAAAACCCGCTCAATGGCGGGTTTCCTAACGTTGAACAAACAATGCCCATCGTTAATGTCAAATATACACAAAAACGGCAACATTGCAAACATTGTGACGTCAATTTACGCGATATTCATGAAATCATCACTTTTAGTAACTCGATTTAATTGAGAGTTCGTATAGTTCTCCTCCTGAAAACACTTCGTCACTAGGCTTTCATAAAATGGTTTCCAGCTATAACGCCAGGTACGTTCAGGCAGACTCGGTAACTCCGAGAAGATACCACGATAGGCAACCGAGGATTTTGGTCTGCTGTACCCGCGGCCTTCACAACGCTTGCACTCCTTGTAAACTGGTACGCCCTGCAGTTCAGACTCTTTACGGTCAACTGTCTTTCCGGTGCCACCACACTGGCATCGTTTACTTAGCTTTCCAGTACCGTGGCATCGGGAGCATAACGTTTGATTAGTGTCGGTTACCTCTCGCTTTACCTCAAAGGCAGATGGTGACTGTTTCAGGTCTTTGGCCCATTGCGGTAAACGCATTGTGTAGTGGCTTTTCACCACCATTTTATTAGTTGTTAGCAATCCTTTACCACGGCATTTTGGACATTCCACGCTATCAGCTGCTGATGATGCGTAATCGTTGTAGGCAAACCGTGCAAGAATACGCATGCAGAGAGGGAATTTTTTCCCTGATGCTTTGCGAATGGCCATGGGCGCATGCTCTTTCGCGTACTCCGTTAGCCAAGCTATTGACGCCTCCCTGTCCTGGCTGCTGATACCAGCTTTACCCAGAAACATTGCCAAGCCGATCCCCGCATCGGCCTGAGTCATCCCCAGTGCAGCCATTACATCAGTAACCGTCAGTTGTTCACTGGCTGTCGCTCTGCTGGTATCAGAAATGTGCATACCTTTTGGTGCAAAAAACTTTAAAATATTGTCCAGATTCATATCTGCATCCCGCCTTTTTAAGCCAGAACGCCAAGCCCATAAGCCCGGTCCAGCACTCTGATTATCATTACCGGCTGAGGAACATATTTTTGCTCAAACTTCACCGGGTCGTTATGTAGTTCTGTATGACACTGGCGACACAAAGGGATCGCGAAAATATCATGCGCCTTCGTTGCCATCCCTCCCTGCCCCCAGCCGATTAAATGGTGTGGGTCATCTGATGGTTTACCGCAGCATTCGCAAGGCTGTGTTTTAATCCATTCCAGATACCCGGAGGCCGTCCAGCGGATCCGCTTTGGACGTTTCATAAAGGTTTGCGGGGACTCAGGATCGACCAGAACACCAACTATGGGCTTAACCGCAGGTACCTGCGCTAGTGGCAAGTTCACGGGTATTGTGCTGGCTCTGGCTGTAATGATGCTGGTGGCGGTTACACCCGGTTCGATATCGCATTCACGCATGACTGACTGATGCTCTTCCGAAGGAATACGAAGCGCCCGACTGGCTACTGATTCAGGAATTACGTCGGTAACCCCCATACGAACAGCCCACCAGCAAAGCTCCGCTAGCGACAACTCTCTGGAAGAATCCATATTCAGCGCCACCATGATGGTGTTAATAATCCAGTTAACAACATTACGTCTCGCCAGCTCTGCAAGTTGTTCGCTGTAGTGGTCACGCAAATAGTTATCACAATGTCCACACAGGAGAACCGATCCGGGTTCATGGCGCAGGATGGTTAACTCGTGATAATGGTAATCGCTGTGTGGCCACTGACAGCAATGGTCGCCATAACGCATAAGCCAGTAATCAAGGCCACTAAAACCACCAGCAGCCTTTATAACTTTTTCATCCAGGAAGAACGGCCTCAGGGAGTCGTCACTGGCAAGTGGCTGGCGAACGTCAGGAACACGGCCTGCTGGCAACCTTTCCATGCCTGCCGGCTGGGTTTCCACCAGCACACATTCACAACTGAATAATGACATCAGCTCGCTGCCCGGCTTGAGCAGCACAATTCCAAGCTCACGTGCAACCACGGGTTTAAGAAGCGCCCTCATTCTGCAATCTCCCCGATAATTATTTGTCCCTTCTCTCCCCATAACTTAGTGACGCGTGAATCCCAGATGTGAGCATCATCTTCATAAATGGCATCCATCAGGGCTTTCATCATGTTGTCGAAATCAGGTTTTGTCTGGTGTGGTTTACCGTTGAACTCAGCCCGTTTCCTTTTGCTCCAGCTCGCTGGCATCGGAATAATAAAGGTGACATGTGAACCGCTTTCCGGCAGCTCAACACCCCGCAGACGAACTTCATCACAGAAAGCGCGGTAACGCAGAACCTCAGGGCGCTTTTTCCATTTGTCAGCGCGCGTCATTCTGGGCTTCCCCATTGGGGTGATATCGTAGACTTTCACATTCACCTCCAGATCCGTTGTTGCCAGGTTCTCTCCTGACGCGGAGGCTTCGATGCTTCTGGCAAGAACGCGCTGATCGTCCAGTGAATGAAGTCATTATCCAGACTACGCTCGGTCTTTATCTGCTTTGCGCGATAGCGGGCTTCCAGTTCGTCAGCCTGCTCAGTGGTGAGTTGGGTATGTTGAAACCAGCTTTTCTTCATAACGCACCTCTGGATGCGGCAAAAAGAAAATCGCTGGCGTTGGTTAACGTCAGTGAATGGGTATTTTGGATTTGATTTTGCGCCATGGTTTATCTCCAGTGGCGCAGCAGGTATAGGTTGTTCAGGCCTATGACGAGAGTCTATCAGAATTCTGCGTGACACGATAACCCGCTCTTTTTAGCATTTCTGTAAAGAGGGTTGGTGTACCAATAATCTCATCGTCCTGGAGCGGTACAAACGAAGCAACATCTCCGCGCCGGTACATAAGAGCCCGGGTACATTCCGGAAATGAAGGCAGTCTGGCCACGATGACACCATCATGGCATCGGATGACTACGTAACCTTTTTGCGAAACACTGTTGATCATTACCACTGCAAATCCCCTTTCTAATGCCTGTCCATTTATTCATTACTGTGGCTTGGTAAAACCAGCCTCTGGCGTCTCACCGCTTCCTGTAGGATTTGCACTACAACTACTCAGATAACGAACGGAGGTAAAAGAACAACAAGTAACGTTCTGTCTCAGCTTACATACTGATTTTTTGGCCAGTTTTTTTTGATGATCACCGGTTACCTCTATCTTCATAACCCTTCCTTATTGTACTGTATAAACATACAGCATTATCTCCCCATCATTTTCTGATTGCAACAATTTAGCAGCACATTTTGTTAAAAATCATTTTTCTGCCATTCTGTCACCTGTTTCAAAAAGTCATCCCAAGCTGTTAATAGATAAGGGTTTAATCCTTTCCCATCTGAAGGTCTTTTTACATCGCACCTACCAAAAATGATAAGCATTCGTAATTGACTGTAATTCTGACGTTAAGCAATAATCCACGAGCTGTATGTTTATACAGTCATTTGCAAATTTTGTTTTTTAAACGTCAAAGAGGAATTTTTATGTCTGGAAATGGTGGCGATAACGCGCACAACAATGCTTTTGGTGGTGGTGGTCGTGGACCGACTGGTGGTGTAAACGGTACTTCTGGCAAAGGAGGTCCAACAGGAAATGGACCTGGTGGGCGCCTGCCAAGCGGCGGTATAAATGGATCTGGCAATGGTGCAAATGTTGGCCATGGCGGTTCCATGACAGTTGATCTGGGTAATGGTATCACTGCGACTTTTGATGGTGTTCATGCACTCGAACCCGGTAAAGACAGCGGTGTACCATGGGGTGGCAACAACGGTAATGGTGGGAATAATAACGGTGGTGGTAACGCCTCCTCCGGTACCGGGACAGCACCAACTCCGGGCCCGTCTCCTCTACAGATCTCTCAGCAAGCACTGAATCTTGCCGTTGATAATTTCAACAAGGCGCAAGCAGAAGTAACTAAAAACCAGAAACGCCTCAATGAGGCAACAGTCGCCCTGCAGCGTGCAGAAAAGGAACTGGATCTTTTTTATGAACTGGAAATCTTTGATCCGACTGACCCTGTCTGGTACCGCACACAGGAGAATCAGAAAAAAAGAGATGTTGAACGTAAAAAGTCCGACAAATCTGCCGCTCAGAATGCTTTAAATACCGCGAACCAGATCCTTAACCGGGACGCCGAGAAGAAAAAGCAAGCTGAAGAAGAACAATCTCGGGTTGTTGATTCTGTGAAACTCGTCAGCGATTTTTATGGTGACGTAACTGAAAAGCTAGGTGCGAAAAACGCGTCCCTTGCAAAAGAACTGGCAGAATCAGCCAAGGGGAAAAAACTTCGAAACGTCAATGAAGCGCTGGCCGCTTTCGAAAAACATAAGAGCGCCATCAACAGTAAATTCAGCGTGCAGGATCGTGAAGCTATCGCAAAAGCTATCGAGTCAGTTAATAAAGATGCCCTGGCTAAAAATCTTCAGAAGTTTAGCAAGGCCTTTGGCATTACCAGTCAGGTTATTGACTATTCTCAGCTAGCTAATGCAATTGCTAAAGGTATCCGAACCGGGGAATGGAAAGACGCGATGTTGAAAATCGAGAGCATGGCGGTTGGGAAAGCAGCCTCTATGGCTGTTGCTTTCACATTTAGTTTCCTGACCGTTACACCTCTTGGCATCGCTGTGTTTGCGCTTCTTATGACGGTGACTGGAGCGTTAATTAATGAAAGAATGATGGAGAAAATGAACAAACAACTGTTCAATATTTAATTGATCAGGCGGTCAGCTATGGCCGCCTTTTTTAAGAAGATTGTTCTATGATTTTTTTAAAGTAACCATAGATGTAACATCGGTCTTTGGGCTTCCGGCTTCGAATGTCCAGTTTCCCATTTCCTTGGTAATTTTTTGCTTGGTATTAGCATCAACTACTCCATCAGGAAATCTGATATTTATAACTTTTCCTTTATCATCAATATCATACACTACTTTGAATTTGCTATTTTCGTTTACCAACGACTTAGCCTCTGTTTTGCTTACGGTTTCACTTGCATGAGTACTAAAAGCTAAACCTGCAGACAAAGTAGCAATAATGGCCACACCAAAAACCTTGTTATTCATAGTATTATACTCTCCAAAATAAATAATGATAAGTGGAAATAATTATCATTTCCACTGTCTATTTTTACAGCTACGCCGGGTGGTGCACTACTGAAAAACATGAATCTTTATTAATTAGGATGCTATGTTAATTATGTCGTTTCCAAACCATTTACCGTTACGTGTATTAGCTCAGGTCTGAGTTGGCAATCCTACGGCACAGAGTCAAATCTAATCCGACAGTCTAATCTGTGCCATAAGGGAACATAACGATTCAAGTAATCAGTTTTTTCATCTATTGTTACAAGCGAGAGCCTATCTGAGAAAGAATGAAAATTGTCACGTGCTATCGGCATTTACATAGTTAAAGAAAAATTTCCGCCAACTAATGAACTCAGAGCTTCAATCATTCAGGCAGGCTTTCCCTGCGTACTGGATGATGAATTTGGTCCTCTAACGTTCAGTGGATTCTTACCATGTCCTGTTAATGGTTCACCTTCAGGCTTCGAATATATTGCACGTAAGGTTGATAGTGATGAACTTAATGAATTAAATACCACCTTCATACCTGATTTAGTTCTTGTGCTATCAACAGGTAAATATGAACTTGAGTGGGTATCTGCTTTAGCGACAGCATGTTGTATCGCTAGTCTTGCTGGAGGACTGGTAGTGGACGACTTAACCGGCGATCAATATTTTACTAATAACGCTAGTAAATGGGCAAAATCTCAGATGTCAATTGTACGATCCTAACTTTAGTAAGTTTAAGTTGTCGTAGGCAACTTCCAGCAATCAATTACATCTCTTTATCTGCAATCGACAAGTGGATGTCACTGGAAAACTACTCATTCACAGAGTCCGCTCCTAGTAACAGCAGAACTTTACCGTCACGTGTTTATCTGCAGAGTGCCAGAGGCGGGCATTGCACCCAAATTCTGAACCAAACACTGTGAACGTTTAATATATTTGCTCTGGCGCGTTAAATTTCAGATAAAGTAATATAAACACCATAAACTATGCATCTTTTGCATTTTCTTTAGGTAATTTCTCTTGTTTGCTAACTTCAGTCTTACCAAACATATACCCAAGAGAAAGTGTTATTACTGGGGTGAAAATAGCCCATGACTCTTTAACATTATTTAAAATATTAACCCCTTTATTATTGAGAATATCCACAATAACCATAGCTGATATAATACAAGCATATAGAGTGAGCGTAAAAGTTATGACAAACCAGACAACACTACTTTTAGCGTCATCTCCAGTGCCAATTTTATCTGAATATTTTTCTACGCGGCTGTTTTTTAGCGTGGAGTTAGAAATTGAACTATTATAAACAGCACCATTCTCAGACTCGCCCCCCGTCGCATCCGTACTCTTGCTATTATATTCAGTCATCATTTGTCCTTAAGAAAACTGATAGTTAAACTCCTACGCTCATCATTCAAGAGAGTGGTAGAAAACGAAAGATAATAATTCTTGCCGCCATGAGAAAATATTTGCACCGGTTCATCAAGAAAACCCTCCTGCAAAGGCACATACGCGTCAAAATTATTGCAATGCAAGGTCATCCCCTTTCCATCATCATCGATTTCATTTGATATGGATCTTTTTCCTTCATTAGTGTTTTTGTTACTCCTGAAATTCAAAGTTATCCTAGACCCCTCATCAAAAGTGAAAACCACAACCCCTGTTGCTTTTAAAAACAAACTAGCGGATTTTATCAAAAGCTTTCCATCTACATCAATTTTCATATTATCTAATCTTATAAACAAAAATAGTTAAAAGAGAAAAAATAAAAACAATCGCCCCAGGGGTGACTATCAACTTATATACCCCATGAAGAATTGCAGCCCCTTTTTCATTATTGACAACCTTTTTCATTCTGGTAACTAAATAAATCAGAAAACAAAACGATAATACTAGAACAGTAATAGATATAATCAAAGGTACCGTCATCGTACTCCAGCCTTACTTTGCTCAAACGTTCTGCATTAGTCATTTTCACCAATGACGCCATAATAATATCAAAAATGACTCTCTTCAAGGCGCATTTGTTGTCATTCACTGCTCTTATAAACAACGAAATGGACTTAGCAAAATGTCTATGCAACAAAAGACAACACATATGTGGAAAGGTTAACAAAATACCTTTAGCGGTGATTGATTAACCATAACCTCAGTTGCCAACTCCTTCCTGAGAGGCCTGATGTGCTCTTTGCCTAGTTCTCACTGAACCCAGCCTTTGACGACAGAGGCTAATTCAGTAATTTTTAACCTCCTCATTGCCCTCACGTGTTTGAACTCGCACCTTTAACTGTACATCATGACGCTCGTTGGTAGCCTTTCCTCACTCTATTCCAGTGTATGGATGTGGATGCTTGAGCCTAGAACCTTTATTGTCAGTGCAACATCGTTTAAAACAATAACATTCGAAACGTCTCTTCTTCAGCTGTTTTTTGCCAGAACTGTCACGCTGCGCGTGCTTGATGGTGTGATCGATTTGTTTACGTTGTCTTTCAGCGCCATGCTTGCTGTGAACCTTCATTTTATGAAATAGCAGCAGCCGAATCTCATCTGCTGCTATTTCATTAACTTTTTCAATATGAGCATACAAAAGCCACGCAAAATGAACTTCCACTCATTGCGGACGGTCAGATTTGATTCCGTTCTGGCTACGTAGCCTGTCAGGTAGAGTCTGAGCTAGATCACCTTGCGATAAGACAAGTTAATTCATTCCTCTGGAACGCTCTACGCAACGGTTTCGTTTTTCTGCAATTCTCAGTACATCTTTTGAATTTTTGACCTGTGCTAGGATATCGATATACACAGTCGCAGCACGCCTCCATAGCCCCTTATCCTCGAGGCTTTTTGCTAATTTCTCTAACTGTATGGTTTCCGGGGGACTCTCTTCCTCTAACATAAAAGGCAATATAATTTTAGGTACCTTGCCCCCTGGTTTAACTCTGTATCCAGGATACCGGTCCTCATGGCTTTTAACTACAATGCCCTCTTTGGTGAGCAGGCGTAGTAACTTCCCAGCATTGCTGGTAGTCAACTCCAGGGCTTCACAAATGTCTCGTAGAGTGCATCCAGGCATATGATTGATAGCAGCAATCACCATCTCTTTTTGAGTAACACGATAGTTGGTCATTGGTCAGAACTCGTTTTAGTTGATTAAATCAGCCGCCTTACGGCGTTCCAGCATTTCACGCGTAATGATTGCATCCAGAGCCACTATAAATTTGAGGTAGACAATCGGCGCATATGCCGCACTGTTTGTTACTGGATATGCGAAATTCCAGCGCCTCATCAATAACTTTTACAGCATCAGCCATTGCGTAGCCAAGATGACCACCATCGCTTTGTGCCACTGCCTTGCTGAGTATTTCGCGTATCTGGTACAGGCGATTGATAGATACAGGACCATGTGCCGGGTGGTTGTTTACCTCAGGTTCCGAGCAAATAGCCGCCATCGCCAGTTTCATAACCTGCAGCGCCATGGCAGCATCCTCGTTCAAAGCTCCGGGAATTACGTCGCACTCACGTTCAAGCTCTGCAATAGTCTGTTGCAGCCAGGATTTGGTATCCCGGTTTTTCTGAGAGATTTCTATGGTCATTGGTCAATACTCGTTTTAGTTAATTAAACCTGCCGCTTTGCGGCGTTTGTATTCTTCCATCAGTATTTGCGCTGGCGTTGGTCCTGCCGGATGGTGCGGCGCCGCCAGTTGACGTCGAATTGGTGGGACACTTAGTCCGTTACCAACATGCTTCGACCACTTCGTAAGTAACTTTTCCGCCAGTCGTTTCAGTTCCCCCTCTGTCATTTGTCGTTCAACGCCCGTTCTGCGCATTTCGATGCAGATGTGATACAGCACGGGCTGAGGCCATGGATATTTATCGCTACCTGAATACCGATATGACTCATTGCGCCAGCGCCGGTATTCCGTCATAACCTGCTCCGATGTCAGTCCGAATGGATTCGCTCCACTCTCTGAAACCAGAGAAACAAACTCAGCTAGGTCTGGCGGCCATGTATTTCCCATTGCGCAGCGCTCCATGCACTGCTGACAGACCAGCCGAATTTGCTGTTCAGTCATCGAACCTATCTGGGCTATCCAGATAGGCGAAGGCTCCGCCCCGTTCTTCTGGGTCCATCGGTTCGAATACATCTCCCCCATGACCTGCCACAGACGCCAGGCTGTTTCCGTCGCCATCAAGTCCATTCCTGCGGCGCCACTCTGCGTGGGCTGACTGAATTTGCTGAACTGCCCGAGATGCTGTTGGTTCTGCTCCTGCTCCCACATGACTGTTACCTCCGGTTTCTGGTTTTACCTGCGTTCTCACCCGGGCTACATGTCGGGCAAATTTTTGTTCCCACTGGATTTGCGTAAAAACTTTCCCTTCCGACTCCCAATACGCAATGAATTCTGCGAGTTCAGTCAGAAGGTAATCTGGTTCAGGAAGGGAGATCCCCCACGATGCGGCACGCTGTTGGAAATCTCTGGATGGGAGCCAGCTATCTGCCATGCTGAATTTCCCGATCGGCTCATCAACACCGTCCAGGTATCGGGGCATGGCCGGGGGCGGCAGTTCCTCCCCATTCGAATTTTTCATCGCGCACGCGTTAAGAGAGGGGTTTAAGATCTGTTTACTGCTAACTGCTTTCTGGATACCTGATGGCAAAGGTTTAGCCAAAGACTTAGCCTTATCCTTAGGCAAGGCGAAAGCCTTATCAAAAGCCATCCCCATAGCGTCAGAAACCCCGTAACATGCGGCTTTGAGAGCTTCATATGCTTTATCTTTCAGTGAACATTCAGGCAGTAATTCAAACGATCTCGCCCATGATTTGATCACGTTCACTGATGCTGGCGGGTTATGTTTGACCGCATTAGGCAACCAAAAAACTCTGGCTTTAAGGTCGGCTTCCACCATACCTAACGCTATGGCTTCGCCTAAGGCTAAGTCGAAGGCTTCGACATCCCAGTTTAATTCTTCAGCCATAGCAGCCCTCCCCGCCTTATACAGGCCGGGGATGATCCCCGTGAATGGACCTGTAAGCAGGTAAATAAACAGACTCTGCCCACTTGGCGGGAGTGGTGATAAGGCTCGAAACTTCGGGTCATCCCACATGGTGATCTTCACCTTACGGTAAGGCTCGTTATTAGCCTTACTCTTAGGCATGGCCTTAGCCAAAGGATTCGGCATACTTCACCCCGCGAGTTGCAGTAATAATGGTCATTGGTCAAAACTCGATTAAAACAATTGCGGCGCTACGGCGCTTATGCTCGCCAGTAGTGGTCCCGCCGCGTCAGCAGGTAACATGTTGAACAATGCGATTGCCGCCTCACGAATCTCCTTCTCGAGCTTTTGTAATGGCGCGCCGATTAATTTCGCATGGTGTGCCTCACTGCACTCTTTGATAGCGTTCGCCACCAGCTCCGCTTCTGTGCTCGCATTACTTAGCCCGTGCTTCCTAGCAATCTGAACTGGCATAGCAGCAATGATTGAGCCTGACAGCTGCATAACGTAAGCCGTATACTTTTCTGACCCTCCTTCGTTTTTCAGATATCGGAATAAATTCTGCTTATTAACAGCAATTCCGCGGCCATCTGCCTTGGCCCACTCTTCAGCCACCAGCTGAGCGATCCGTTCCTGTGCCTGTCCTGGTAATGTCGATTCCCATTCACGAACGGCTGCCAATATGACGCGGTGCTGAATGCTGTCGCGGCGCTGGGGTTTAAAATGATTTTCCGTTTTCAACGGAACAACTAAGCGTTGGCTATGATGTTGATATGTTACTGATTGCATGATGAAGTCTCCTTCTGAGGTAAACCATCAGTGGGGTTTGGATAAAGATCAGGGCGAAGTTCATGTGGAAGCACCCCCGTCGCTTGAAAAACAGGTAATACATGACTTGGTGGAACTATCCCCTTATGGCGGTGCTTCCAATGGCTAATCGCCATAGGTGATAAGCCAATTTTCTTGGCCAAACTGCTCGCTCCGCCTGCTGTTGTAATGGCTTTCTCAAGTGCGTTCATGAATTACTCCAATAGTTAATACACAGCGATTAAACGTTATGTTTATACGCGTGTCAACTTTTTGAAGATGTAGGAATTTAAACTATTTGTTTAGAATCACGATATGAAACCGAAAACTCACCAAATAGATCACCCTCAAGTCCGGCGCCTTAATGAGCTGATGGATTTAAAAGGGGCAACCAAAGCGGATCTGGCTCGTGTGGCTGGCGTAAGCCCTCAGTCGGTCAACAACTGGTTTGCTAGAGGTACATTAGGTAAAAATTCAGCGCTAAAAATTGCTGAAGCTTTTGGCGTGTCAGTAGCTTGGGTACTAGGCGAGGAAGTAGATGAATCGCTAGGACTGAAAGAAAAAGAGCTAAGGTTACTAAAATTATTCAATCAATTACCAGAATCTGAACAAGATCGCATGCTAGATACATTTGAGTTGCGTCTAAAAGAAATTGATGAATACGTTGAAAAATATCTTCGGGGAAGGTTTAAAAAAGAATAAAGGCTAGAGTGATGGCAAGTCGCTCTAGCCTTTTGTACGTTTCAACTTATAAGATAAAGTCGATCAATCGCAAAAATGCGACAATGAACTCAAGCACTGCAATAAATGCAGAGATCAAATTGTTCATCCGTTGCCCTTTCTTAAGAGCGTGGTCGTCACTACCTTACCTTTACATTACCTGTCAGCATGACGCGCCATTCACCAAGAACGACAATCCACACACCTCGGCCAAGGCATCACTAAGTGCCACCTTACTGACCAGGAATTTGATCTCACAATCAGTAAAACTCATTTATTCGTGTTTGGCGTTACTCACCGACCAAGATGAGCAACCATTTACCCTCTCTCTCGAAAGGGACGAGTTTTGACCAATGACCACTATAAGCGAGCCTGAATTGAGAAACCTGAGCCACTGTATGGGATTTCTTGGAAAAACTATTTTTACATATGTCTCATAAGGTTAATACTGATTATTCATACAGTATATTGATTCAGCATATACTTACATGTAGCCTGTAATCTCACCAAGAACGACATTTCAAATCAGAGACCGTCTGAATGCCAATCAGGTGCTCTCCCCGAAGCCCGCATTTTATGCGGGCTTTTTTTATTACTATCTCTCCGACAAGACGCTTTCCACCCCACCATATAAACAAATTGTTTATCTATAACAACTCATTTAGTTGACATGAATATAAACTATGTGTTTAATTACAGCCACCGAATAGCAGTCATCAAGGCAGGACGCCCACGAAGTAGCTGCCGGCGGCATACGAATCACCGGATGAGATGACAAGTATTAACACGCAGCAGGTTCAACGTTCCGCCAGCCTGGCGACAAGGGCAACGCAAGAGGATAAATCCATGATCGATTTCGCACGTAAACCAGTGCGGTGTCAGGCCGTACATCTAAATCGCATTGAAGTAATCATTCGACTGATTTGCTACACGCTCGCCCAGAAGGGCGACCCGTCTGCCGACCAACAGACTGCAGTTCGTTCATAACGAGTTTGACCAATGGCTGTTGCCAGCATCAGTAAGGAAGTGACTATGGAGTTTGGAATGAAACGCGTGGTGGCATCTGTTCAGGTGGTTGCCATCCTCAACAGGATTTACAACGGCAGTCCGGTTTCCATCGCATCAATCAGCAAGGAATCAAAGCTGTCTGTGTCTTACCTCGAGCAGATTTTCTCGAAGCTGCGCAGCAGTGAAATCGTCACCAGCCAGCGTGGCGCTGGTGGCGGATACCACCTTAGCAAAGCAAACCCCAGCGTGGCTGACGTCGTTCGCGCCGTTACTCACACGCCTGATTCATTTGAGCCTGTGCTGAATGCTCTGGAGTGGGTCCCCGTCGCGCATCTGATGCAGGGAAAATCCCCTACCCCATAAAGCACAAAACCCGCGCAAGGCGGGTTAAGTACCCGGTCAGCCGACCAAAGCTTTCCGGAACGAGTTTTGACCAATAACCACTACCTTAGGCGGCGATCATCAGCTGCCGGGTATCTTACAATCCTACGGAGCCCGAACGCAATGTTAACGTATGCGTATCTTATTAAAGCCAAAGCGAAAGCAACTGAGGCAAAAAACCTGTTTTGCTGGTTCTCTGCGAAATCAGATTCCCGTGCAGAACGCGAAATCCTCAATATTCTCGAAGACAATGGTATTGCCGTCGGTCGTGGTGCCGATTATCAATTACCAGTCCGCACCAACTGGTTTGTTGTTGACGATCTTCCTGAGGAAAGCACACTTGATGACACATGGTGCGATCGTTACGAACTGGCAGAAGACCAGCAGACGTGGCAACTGAAACAGAAGCCTGATGATGAAAATCAGGAGACTTCCAGCCAGCAAAAACCTGAAATTTCCAGTGCCAATGTATCCACCAGCGATGCACCAGAGTTGCTCCGCCCAATATCTCGCCTGCGCCTGTCTCAGCGACTGATTGCGCACCTGGTCAATGACACTGAAGAGAAGGAAATCAGTGAAGCGCAGCACATCCAGATCGGACAAATGGAACTGGACGAAAATGATCTCTATGTGCAAAACCTGTTACAAGCCGTTGCGAATGTGCCAGCGGTGAAAGAGCTTTCTGCTCATGTCGAGTGGAAGCTGGCAAGAGCTGTAAAAGAAGTATTCGACCGTGAGCAGGTCTATACCGTTGCTTCATTTGAGCAATTTATTACCGAATGGATTGTAGAACCAGAAAAACGGGCTCTTACCGTTCAGGAGTGGGTTAATGATAAGAAAGCACGAGTTGCGGGTGATAAACATGCCACTCCACCTGTAACGCCAGAGCTTATTACAGTTGCTACTCTGTCGCTACGCCAGCGCCTCTTAGCTCAGTTTATTTCTGAAGAATATGCTTACCATATTGATACTGAGCAGAAGAAAACCATTCAGGAACTCGAGCTGGATGTGGACAACAGCTATGTGCAAAACCTGCTGCTTGCCGCCGAGAATGTAGAATCATTCAGGAAAGCACCAGAGATCGATATCTGGAAAGTTGTCAGCGCGCTGAAAACCGTTTTTCCGGTTGATGGAAAGCGAGTTGATCTGGTCACCGTTATCCAGTTCTTTAAGGCCTGGTTCAATACTGAGCACATTGACCGTGGGCTGCTGATTAAAGAGTGGTGTAAAGGCAATCGTGTGTCGGAGATTCAGCGCACTGACTCCGGAACCAACGCTGGTGGTGGCAATAAGACCGATCGCAACCCGGAACTTGTCCACTCTCTGGACACTCTGGACATTGATATTGCGCTGGCCACACTTCCACTGGATTTCAACATCTACGATATCCCAGGTGGCGTTTTCCGTCGTGCAAAAGAGATCATTGTTAAAAACGAAAGCCCGTTCAAAGAGTGGTCCGTCGCCCTGCGCAAACGCGCTGGCATCCTGGATTATTCCCGTGCAGCTATTTTCGCGCTTATTCGCAGTGCAGAAGAAAACGCTCACCATTTCCCGGAACTGCTGAGCCGTTACATCAATAAGAACCTGACTGAAACCGACCACCAGCACCCAACTGAAGAAACCCTGGCGGCAGCCGGTCACGTGCCAGAAAAAAGCTGGGAAAACGAGATTAACGAGAAAGTCACAGCTGAACAGACGGCATTAGCCGAACAACCAGAAATCGCCAACATGGGCAACGGCGTGTTCTCCATCGATGGTCTGATGGGTAACCAGCCGGCAGTCGCGCTTTCTGTCGTAGACCAGGTACGCCAGCGCGCCGTCGATGAACAATTACAACAAGCCAATACCGAGGAAACCACCAGCGATGTGCAGATGGAAAAAACTGACAACAGCGAAATCAAAGCTAATGCTGAAGTGCCTCAGGGCGAAGCAGCTGCTTTGCCAGTTGAAAGCACTGATGCGGCTGGTGAGCATCCAGCTTCCCTGAATAATGAACCCCTTCACCATATAGATACGGATCACCTGAACGCTTTTTATACTCACCTGATGGTTGATTTGGAAACTATGGGCAGCGGTCCTGATGCACCAGTAGTCTCTATCGGCGCCGTATATTTTGATCCTTCAACTGGTAACACTGGTGCCGAATTTTACCAGGTTGTCAGTCTTGAATCATCGATGTCGTTTGGCATGAAACCGGATGCGTCAACAATTCAGTGGTGGTTGAAACAATCATCTGAAGCCCGCTCTGCAATTCTGGTTGATGAGGCCATGGGGCTGCGTGAAACCCTTGAACTACTGTCTGACTTTATTGCTGAAAATGCTGCTAACGGTAGTCACACTGTTCAGCTGTGGGGTAATGGATGCTCGTTTGATAACGTCATTCTGCGCCGCGCATATGCATTAACAGAAACGCCCTTCGCTGTTCCGTTCTGGAATGACAGGGACGTAAGGACCATGGTTGAACTGGGTAAATCTGTCGGTATCAACCCGCGCTTCGACATCCCGTTTGAAGGCGATATGCACAATGCGCTTTCTGACGCCCGGCATCAGGTCAAATACGTATCTGCAATCTGGCAGCGCCTGACAAAAAACTGATTTTAGGTTTTCACTTACAGCCAGCTGCAGCATGTACTGTTGTGGCTGGCGGCATCGGAGTTATGTATGTCGCAACTCATTTTCAGCGAAGAGTGGATGGTTGAAGCGCGACTAACAGAAAAGACCGGCTTGTCTGAAAGACAAATTAAAAGTTATCGGTTGAATTTGTGGATCGAAGGCGTGCATTTCAAACATCTGACAGCTCTCGGCGAAACTGACAATTCTAAAGGTCTGCTTTGGTACAACTATCCAAAGATTAACCAATTAGTACAGGAAGCATGATGGACTTTCCAACCGGCGTTGAGCTGCATAATGGAAAAATACGGATCACATTTACCTATCGCGGCAAACGTTGCCGCGAAGTCCTTCGTGGCTGGACGGTGAACAGCGGCAACATCAAAAAAGCCGGAAATCTTCGCGCGCTCATAGCAAGTGAAATACAGCTCGGTAAGTTCGACTATGCGGAACGTTTCCCGGAATCCAAAGCGCTTAAGAAGTTCATCACAACCAAAAAAATCACCACGTTTAAAGAGCTGAGTGATTTTTTTACAGACACCAAAGCCTTAGAGGTATCTGGTGCAACACTGCTATCGCTTACTTCGGTCGTAAATACGTTACTGCGTGTAATCGGAGAAAATACCCGTCTGGTAGATATTGAGCATGCCGACATTTTGCATTACCGAAAGGAGTTATTGACCGGGACAATTATTAACCCGGCAATGCCGAATCTGGCCAGGCAGGGCCGCGCGCCCTCAACAGTCAATAAACAGATGGCAGTTTTATCAGAAATGCTTAAGCTCGCAAACCGAAGCCAGTTTATATTGCATGCTCCTTATGAAGGAGTGTCGCGACTCAAGTTATCTAAAAATGATCCCGACCCACTTTTACTTCATGAGTACCAGGCTCTGATAGCCGCCCTTCCCCGTAGCCAGGCATTAATCATCATTGTTGCCGTTCATACGGGGATGAGGCCGGGCGAGATATGCGCCCTGGCATGGGAAGACATTGATTTGGTAAAAGGTGAAATCCACGTATCCAGAAGTTTGACGAATAAGCGAGTATTTGTTCCCCCTAAGACAGATGCCGGAATAAGGACGATAACGTTGCTTAGACCTGCGCTGGATGCACTGAAGGAACAATACGAAATCACCGGCGCTAATCCGAAGCAAGAAATTCGATTTCACCATCGGGAGATCGGAAAAACTGAGCAGCAATCTCTTCGCTTCGTTTTTTCACCGACAGCATATTCGTCAAAAAAAGGCTGTTACTTCTCCAAGAACTCGATTGCCTATGGCTGGAAGCGAGGCACTAAACTTGCAAATATCCGCGAAAGGAATCCTTATCAGTCACGGCATACCTACGCATGCTGGACGTTGATGGCCGGCGCGAACCCGTCATTCATAGCGAGTCAGATGGGACATGAAGATGCGCGCATGGTGTACGAGGTTTACTCCAAGTGGATTGGCGACATGAACCAGGATCAGGTCAACATGCTGAACAATCAGATGCCAACGGCACTGCCCCCAGGACGCCCCCACGGGCAGGGGAGCATGAGAAAAGTTATTTAA